CCTATTAAATTTTTAAAAACAATTATACAAAATGGCAGAAAAAATTTTAAGTCCTGGCGTATTCCAAAATGAATCTGACCAATCGTTAGTTCAAAGGGGTATTCAAGGGACAGCAACCGCAATCGTTGGTCCTACAGTATTAGGTCAACCTCTTGTTCCTACTTATGTTACCTCGTATAGCGAGTTTGTATCTAAGTTTGGTGAAACTTTTAAAAGTGGTAGTTACTACTACGAATATCTTACATCACTAGCAGCTAAAGATTATTTTAACAATGGTGGTCAAACATTATTGATTACTAAAGTAATTAGTGGTTCTGCAAATGTTAGCACATATGCTCAATCCGCTATTTACGATGTATCTGGGCTTTCTGCTACAGCAAGTGTAATTTTAACTGGATCTTCATTTACAATAACTGGATCTGGTGTAGATGGATCTTTTTTCCAATTAACTGGATCTACAGATTTAACCGCTACTACTGCTTCGGCTTATGGAAAGTTTTTTATTACTTCTAGCACAACTCAAATCGACTCAGCTCCTAACTATTATATAGTTACTGGATCTAGTGATACTGCTAATGTAACTAATATAGTAACTAAAATTAATACATTAAAATCTACATTTAACATTACTGCTTCTATATCTAATGTATATAGTATGTCTTTATCTACTACCTTGTATAATGATAATGGAATATTAGGTAATGAATTTAGGTTTGTAAGTGGTGGTTTAATAACTTCTATGAGTGGTGCTAGAAATGCTTCTACTACATTTACTCTTGAGACAATAGCTTGGGGTGACCAAATGAACAATAGCGGTGGAGCTGTATCTGGCTCATTTATTAATGGTGCTTTACCAAGTGGTAGCTCACTCAACGTTCGTTGGGAAATTACAAATGTAAATACAGGAAGCGGTACATTTAATTTAGCAGTTCGAGCTGGTAATGATAATAACTCGCAACCCAATTATATTGAAACATGGCCTAATTTGTCATTAGACCCTGCATTGCCTAACTTTATCTCTCGCGTAGTTGGTGATATTAAACCAGTTTATCGCTTAGATAGTGATGGTATTCCGTATGTCGATATTACTGGATCATATGCTAATGCTTCTAGATATATTCGTGTTAAATCAATAGCTACTCCTCAAGTAGATTCTATTGATAATAATGGTAATTTTAAAACTGGATCTTATGCTTCCGGTTTACCTACAACCGTTATAGTATCATCAAATGGTTCATTTAGTGGTGGTGTTGCCGCAACAAATGCAGCTCAATTAATGAATGAAAGTATTACAGTAACAAATAATCAAGGATTTGCTGTTGCTGATTATCAAGCTGCATTTAATTTATTATTAAATAGTGATGATTATCAATTCAACGTATTATTAGCACCTGGTGTTACTTTAGATAATGCTGCTTCTACAACTATGATTTCTGTTTGTGAAAATAGAGGCGATGCTATTGCAGTTGTAGACTGTAAATTATATGGTAATGTAGTAACAGCTGCTGCAACCGCTGCTGCTGGTCAATCAAGTAATTATGCAGCTACATACTGGCCTTGGATTCAATTATATTCAAGTGCATTAGGTAAAGCTGTATGGGCTCCTGCCTCTACAGTAATGGGTGGTGTATTTGCATTTAACGACCAAGTTGGTGCTGAATGGTTTGCTCCTGCAGGTTTAAATCGTGGTGGTGTACCGTCAGTATTAAAAGCTGAGCGTAAATTAACTCAAAACGATCGTGATGTATTATATCAAGCAAATGTTAACCCATTAGCTACATTCCCTGGAGAGGGTGTTGTAGTGTTTGGTCAGAAAACGTTACAGCGTAAAGCAACCGCTCTTGATCGTGTAAACGTTCGTCGTTTGTTGATTGCTCTTAAAGGATATATTGGTCAAGTTGCTAATAACTTAGTATTTGAACAAAATACTAACGTAACACGTAACCGTTTCTTATCTCAAGTTAATCCATATCTTGAATCAGTAGTACAACGTCAAGGCTTATATGCTTATAAAGTTGTAATGGACGATACAAACAACACACCTGATGTAATAGATAGAAATCAGTTAGTAGGTCAGATTTATATCCAACCAACCAAAACTGCTGAATTTATTATATTGAATTTTAATGTCCTCCCCACTGGAGCCACATTTCCTGCATAGGTTAATATAGCAATAAAATAACAAAGCTGCAACGAAAGTTGCGGCTTTTGTTTTCTTCATATATTTATATTCGACGTAAATGAAATAATGTATGAAAACATGTACAAAATGTAATGTGGAACAACCACTAGATAACTTTTCAAAAGATAGTAAAGGTAAATTAGGTGTTAAGAGTCGATGTAAAGTATGTATTAAAGAATATGATACTGAATACAATAAAGCAAATACAGATAAAATACAGCAATATTATATTGATAATAAAAAGCGTATAAATAAACAATCCAAACAATATTATATTTTAAATCGAGAAAAACTACTAGAAAAACAAACTCAATATGGTAAAGATAATCCTAAAGTGCGCCGCAAAGCAACAGCAAAATACCTAAAAAACAACCCGGAGTACTATAACAGCTATCGTAAACAACGCTATAATAATGACCCACAGTTTAAATTAAGAATAATATTAGGTAATAGATTAAATGAAGTATTAAAGAAAAATAAAACATACAAAATATCTAATATTATTAAATTATTAGGATGTTCATTAGATGAAGTAAAACAATATTTAGAAAAACAGTTTACTACTGGTATGAGCTGGGAAAATCATGGTATTTATTGGGAGGTAGATCATATCTTACCTTGTGATTCTTTTGATTTATCTGATATAAAGCAACAGAAACAATGCTTTCACTATACTAATCTTCAACCATTAACTAAAATAGATAATCGCACTAAATCCAATAAAGTATTGTAGTTTTCCAATATCTTACATATTTATACGCAGAATAATTTAACAATAAAATTAAAATTTAAACGATATGCCTGTTCTAGATAGCAACGAAATTATGTTTACTGCCTTTGAACCTAAAGTTCCAAATCGCTTTATCATGTATATTGATGGTATTCCATCATATTTGATTAAGAAAGCGTCGGCTCCTGGATTTGAAGCTGGTGAAATTATATTAGACCACATTAATGTTTACCGTAAAGTTAAAGGTAAAGTAAAGTGGAATGACATGACTTTAGAATTATACGATCCCGTAACTCCATCTGGAGCACAAGCCGTAATGGAATGGGCTCGTTTAGCACACGAATCTGTAACAGGTCGTGATGGATATTCCGATTTTTATAAGAAAGACTTAACATTAGATATTTTAGGACCTGTAGGTGATGTAGTAGGTGAGTGGATTATCAAAGGTGCTTATTGTAAAACCGCTACTTTTGGGGATTATGATTGGTCATCTGGTGATGCTGCGATTACACTATCAGTATCAATTGCTATGGATTATTGTGTATTGAATTTCTGATCCCTAATTAAGAAAATAAGTAGAAGCGTTTGCCTGTTTGGCAAGCGCTTTCTTTTTACATATATTTATACGTGATATCCTCTTAGAACAAGATGAAGACATGTACTAAATGTAATATAGAAAAATCATTAAACAATTTTGTTAAAAATAAAAGGCAAAGTGATGGGTATCACTATGTTTGTAAAGATTGTCATAAACTATATAAAGAACAAAATACAGATACCATTAAAGAAAAACATAAAGAATGGTTATTATCTAATAAAGAGTACATATCTCAGTATAATAAACAGTATAATATAAATAATTATGAAAAAAAGAAACATTCTATAGATAAATGGTGGAAAGACAATCCTGATTATCATAAGGAATGGAAACGAAAAAAGTATACTACTGATATTTATTATAGGATTAAAGATAATCTTAGAAGCAGGTTTTATAATGCCGTTATAAATCAATTTAAAATACAATCTGTTATAGATATATTAGGATGCTCTGTTGAAGAATGTAAACATTATCTAGAATTACAATTTAAACCTGAAATGAATTGGGAAAATCATGGTAAAATATGGGAAATTGATCACATTAAACCATGCGATAACTTTGATTTAACAAATATAGAACAACAAAAACAGTGTTTTCATTACACTAATCTCCAACCTCTATTTAAAACAAGTGGAATAGCTAAAAAATTTAATTATATTAACGAAATAGGAAATAGAAATAAATCAAATAAAATAACATAATATGGCAGAATTACGACTACCAACTGAAACCATCTCATTACCCTCAAAAGGTTTACTGTATCCTGAGACATCTCCACTTTCTAAAGGAGAAATTGAAATGAGCTATATGAGTGCAAAACATGAAGATATTCTCTCCAATAGCAACTATATCAAAAACGGAACCGTAATTGATAAATTACTTCAAGCACTAATTGTTACACCTATTAATTATAATGAATTATTAGTAGGTGATAAAAATGCAATATTAATTGCTGCTCGCGTATTAGGATATGGTAAAGATTACACATTCAGATATACAACTAAAAGCGGACAAGAAGCAGAAGCAACCGTTGATTTATCTAAATTAGAAGATAAAATAGTAGATGAATCGTTGCTTAAAAGAGGATCAAATGAATTCTCATTTACACTCCCCCATTCAGGAAATGTTGTTACTTTTAAATTATTGACACACGGTGAAGAGCAAAAGATTGAAGCTGAAATTAAAGGTCTACAAAAAGTAAACCCAAATTCATCATCCGAAGTTACTACACGTTTGAAATATATTATAACATCTGTAGAAGGTAAGCGCGACCAAAAAGATATTCGTGAATTTATAGATACCTATCTTATCGCTAAAGATGCTAGAGCACTACGTGAATATTATGCTAAAATATCTCCAGACATCAATATGATATTTAAGCCAGAGGACGAAGATTATACAGGGGAGGGTATAACAGTACCTGTTTCTCTTAACTTTTTTTGGCCTGACGCCGGACTATAGATTATACTTATTTAAACAAATACATGAAATAGTATTTCATGGTGGTGGTGGGTACGATTGGAATACAGTATATAATATGCCTATCTGGTTGCGTCGTTTTACATTTGAAACGTTAAGAGAACATTTTGAAAAACAAAATGAAGAAGCAGAAAAGCAACAAAATATGCTTCAAAATAACGGTAAAAGTAAAGGTGAATTATCACGACCAAATATAGCTCCAAAACAACCGACATATACAACAAAGGCGCCTAAAAAATAGGCGCCTTCAATATTTATATAATGTAACATTATATTATGGCCACACCTCCTACTGCTGCAACTCAACAGGATATTCAAAATAGTGAAAGATTACTTGATTTATCCAATCAATTAGTTGATTCCATTAATGAACGTAAAAAATTATTAAAAGGAATTAATGCTGAAGAACAACAGTATTTTAATACGGTTAGACAACAGCAAAAATTATCTCAAGACATTGCAGCAAATGCAGAAAAATATTTAGGCTATCAAATTAAATCTAAAGATTTAGCTAAACAAATTACAGCTACTAAAGATAACCAAGGAAAAACAGAATTAGCTTTTAATACTAAAATTAACAATCAAGCTAGTTTAGCTGAAAAATTAGAAAAGCAAAGACAAGAAGCTTTACAAAAAGCTTTTAATGTTAAAAAGCAAATACAACAGCAAACTAATTTAATTAATAAACTAGATGAAAAAAATCAAGAGTTACAAATAAGAAAAGCTGAAGCTGAAAGAGAAAATAATAGAAATTTAGTTAGAAATATTCAAGCTCAAATTAGAGAAAATCAAAGACTAGCTGATAATAAAGAAAAGTATATTAAAACTTTAGAAACTCAATTTGATAAAGAAAAAAATATAGCTAAAACAGCTCGTGAAACTATTGAAAATGGTAAAAAATTATTAGAAGCACAAAAAAAAGAAATAGAGTTTTTAGAAAAAAATCTAAAAATACGAAAACAAATAGAAAAATCTACAGGGCTATTAGGAGGGATGGCTAAAGCTGCCTCAAAAATACCTGGAATAGGTCAATACCTTAATGCAGATGAAGCCATTGATGAAATGGAAAAGTATGCCGCTAGTATTGAAGAAGCAGGAGGTAAAGCTACTAGTTTTGGCAATAGAATGTTAATAGCTAAAAAAGGACTATCTGTTCTAGCTAAAGGAGCTATAGAAAATCTAAAATCCCCAGAGGCTGTATTTACATTTATAATAACAAAAGCATTAGAAGCTAATAGACAAGTAGTTGAATTAGGAAAATCACTAGGGGTTAGTGCAGATGTAGCTGAAAATTTAAGACAAGAATATGCTGGTTTTGCAAGAAGTACAGGTGATACTTTTGTAAACACTAATAGACTATTAAAAGCTCAATCAGAATTATCTAAAGAATTAGGTATTGCTGTTAGATTTAGTAATGAAGAATTAGTTACATTTGCTAAATTAACTGAATTAACAGGATTATCAGCACAAGAAGCAGGAAATTTAGCTAAAGCATCGGCAGCTGCCGGAATGCCTACAGAAAGATATACTGATAGTTTAAGAGAAGCTGCTTTTTTTGCTCAACAAGCAACGGGTACTCATTTTAGCAGTAAAGAAGTATTACAAGATATTTCTAAATTAAGTGCAGGAATATTAGTTAAATTCCAAGGTAATCCAAAAGCATTAGGTCAAACTGTTGTTGAAGCTAAAAAATTAGGATTAACATTAGATCAAATAGATAAAGTTGGTGAATCATTATTAAATTTTGAGCAATCAATTGAAAATGAATTAAAGGCAGAATTAATAACAGGCAAACAACTTAACCTAGAAAGAGCACGAGCTGCAGCTTTATCTGGAGATCAACTAGCCCTAACTAGAGAAATATCATCCCAGGTAGGAACCTTAAATGACTTTCAAAACATGAACGTTATTGCTCAAAAATCATTAGCAGATGCTTTTGGTTTGAGCAGAGAAGAAATGGCTGAAATGTTAATAAAACAAGAAGCCATAAACAAATATGGAGATGAAGCAGCTAAATTAAATAAAGAACAACTAGAAGACATGAAGAGGCAAGGCCTATCAGCCTCAGAATATCTTAAAAAACAAGAACAACAAAGAACAGCTCAAGATAAGTTCCAGGATGCTATGATTAAATTACAAGACATAATTGGTAATTTAGTAGCAGGCCCTGTAGGACAGTTATTAGATGCTTTAGCTGATATAGTAACAGTAGCTGTAAATATCCTAAGTGTATTCAGTCCTATATTTAGTCTAGTTTCAGGCATAGCAGAACTAATATCTGATATCTTATCTGAATGGTATATTTTATATCCATTAATAGGAATTGTAGCTTTAGGCTATTTACCTAAAATGTTAAGTGCTTTTAATGGTATTGGTGCTAGCATTAAAGGAATAATAAGTAACCTAAGTAAAGGAGGATTAGCATCTTTATTTGGAGGGGGCGCTACAAAAAATGCTTCAACTATAACTACAAGTAGCGGCATTACTTTAACTAAAAAAGCAGCAGCTACGGGGCCTGGAAATCTTACAAGCACTGCCAGTGCAACAGCAGGAAATGCTGCAACTGCTGGGGGAAAAGCAGGAGCTGGTGGGCCAAAAGCTGGTGATGGGATTAAAAACACACTTAAAGGAATATCAGCTGGAATTCAATCATTTTCTAAGGTTAGTCCTGCTGATATAGCTAAATTAGCAGGATCAGCAGTAGCCTTGGTATTACTTACCCCAGCAATACCTGCTTTACTTGCATTACAATTTATAAATGGTAAATTAATACAAAGTGCTTTAACAGGAATAGGAAAAGGATTATCAGCAATAGGTACTGCTTTAAGTAATCCAAAACTTTTCCTAGGTCTAGCAGCTTTTACGGGCGTCATGATAGGATTAGGATTTGCTCTTAAGTTAGCAGCACCTGCCATTACTGCAATAGGTGGAGCTATAAGTTCTGTAATAACTTCAATAGCAGGCGGTATAGCTACAATAGTAGGTAGCATAGGTGATATGATATCTAAATTAGGTGAAGCTGGACCTGCATTATTATTATTAGGTCCTGCTTTATTTGGTATAGCAGGTGGTCTAGCTGCTATGGGATTTTCAGGATTATTAGCTTTACCTTCAATAATAGCTTTAACTGCTTTAGGAGCTGTTGCTCCTTCCTTATCATCTATTGGAATAGGAGGAGAAGGAGGAAAAAAGGGAGGTAAAGAAGAAATAAATAATGGTATTGACCTCACACCAATGATAGCAGCAATTAACGAAGTTAAAGCTGCTATTGATAGATTATATAATAAAGACACATCTATTAACATGGATGGTAAAAAAGTAGGTACAACACTAGTACAAGGCTCATACAAAGTAGCATAACATTTAAATATTTATACTAAACAATTAAAATATAATAACCATGTCACTTTTAGACAAATTAAAATCAAATTCACCTGACAACAAATTAAGTTTGGAAGGTAACAATTTTAACCCACAAAGAGGTAACCCAGCATTTGGATACGCTGATGTTTCTAACAACCTAGATCCAGCCTTAAGTAAATTACAAAATACATATGATGTAAATTCTAATCCAAAAGTTAGAATTATAGATTTTAATAAGACACAATATAAATCATTCTTACCACCTGAATCTCAATTAGATGAATTGGATACAAATGCTCCAAAAAATCTTAGAGCAGGTAAATTAGGATCTGTAGTATCACAAATTTACAAATCGGCAACTGGCCGTAAGTATAGAGACCTAGGACCAATCGAAGGACGTTACTAATATGTCATTACTTGATCTAAAAACCGACTTAAAATCACTTAAGTACGGAAATGATCAACCCGGCGGGGGTAATAGCGGTCAACCATATCAAAAAGTTGATATCAACACTGTTGATAATGGCTTTAATCGTCTTCGAATGACTAAATTCGACGATGGTTTAGTAAGAGGTGGAGTTGTAGGCGCTGCTAATGCTGCTGTTGTTGATGCATTTCGTATCGGGAAATTCCTTAAAGATTTTCCTAAAGGGCCACTATTCATTGTTAAACAAGTCGGTTTACAACTATCTAATCCAAAATTAGAATCTAAAAAAGGAGTATCTGGATTTTTTAATACAGAACAAACACGAATTTATAATTTAGGTATTAATACATTAGCACAAGTTCCTGTTGGTGCTTTTGGTATTCATTTAAATAGACATGGTTTATTACCTGTACAAGATGATAATACAAAATATTTAGCAGTTGCTCAATATAATAATACTGAACAAAACAACAGATTATCTATATTAAGGACAAGATTTAATATAGGGGACGGTGAAGGAAATAACCAACCTTCTTTCTATAATGCAAGACAAAGAAGAGCTGTTGGACAAGCAATAAGTGGGTTACAATTAAGATTTGGAATTATTACTAAACCTAAACCTGTAGGATTCCTTAATGCTAATAAAGAACTAACAATAGATAGATACATGGGTGGTCCTGGTTCTGTTTATGGTATAGGTGCTACTACTTTATTAAGGACCACATTTACTGAAGATAGAGCTAAAATAGATTTAGCTATAGAGCAAAGTAAAAAATATGTATCTATATTGCTTAGAGAAGGTCATAGTAATCTATATCCAATTACTGAAAATTACAATAGTTCTAAATTTAGATCTACTCCATTTGATGAAAGTCTTAAAGATGGTGCTAACCTTAGATCTACTCTAGACATTACTGTAGCATCTAATTCAGATACAGGTAGTGCGGCTATAAAAAACGGTGTTCGTTCAATAGATGCTGGTATTAATTTTAGAGAAGGAAAATTTTTAAATCTTTCTAATAGAGCTAATTCAGATTTAAATTTTAAAAATTTTTTAGATAACGATCAGAAAATTTCAAGTAAATCTGATGATCCACCTCCTACTTTAAAGGGATATAATCAAGTTAATAATTACCCAATTAAAGTATTATTAGCTAATAAAAGTAAACGAAATAATAGTTATACAAATGCTAATGAAAATGCACGAAATGGTTTATTTTTAGGAGCTTCTAATTATTCGTCTTCCTTTTTTGCAACAAACTCTTTTGATGATTATCGTTTAAAAGAAAATGTAAATGGATTAAATGAATTAGATAAGGCTTCTGTCTATAAAGGAGATCTTACTTGGATTCCACTAAATGGAAATCCAAGAACAATAGATGTAAACGCTGATTTAGGATTATCTAAACTGGACAGTAGTATACCTACTGGATCCTTTGGTACATATAATAATGCTATTCCTTATACATCACCTACTTTAAAAAAATATGCTGAATTAAGAAAAAAAGTAGATGAAGGAACATCAATAGTACAGGACACTTATACAACAAACGGAGTAGATTTTGAAAAATTTGCAACTACTAAAGTTAATATATCAAGAAACGATCCTTATTTATTTTATATTGGATCTGAATTAGTTAATAAGTTTAAAAGAACTAATGATAGAAATGTAGATGAAGATACATTAGCTTTAAAATTTATGCCTTTAGATCCATTTACGGGTAATGTATTACGTACATTAAAATTTCTAGGATATATAACTGATTATAGTGAAAACTATGATAGTAGTTGGAACAATGTAAAATATGCTGGCCGAAATGAAAATTTTTATATATTTAATGAATTTAAACGTACAGCAACTGTAGGATTTAACATTCCTTGTTTTAATGCTAATGAATTAGAACAGAAACACTGTGATATGAGTGAGCTAGCCTCTGTATTAGCAGGTAAATATCAAGATAATTTACTGTTAGGTGGTATTATTACTAGACTAAAAGTAGGAAGATATATCAATGATCAACCCGGTATAATAACTAATTTAAATTTTTCCCCTATTCAGGATTCATCTTGGGATTTAGATAAAGAATTAGCTTTTTATTTAAAGGTTAGCTTTGGATTTACTCTAATTCATAACTTCCTCCCCCAATATGGTAAGTGTGGGTTTATTGATAGACAACCTGACCCAATCCCAGAAACCGTTCCTGAAGAAGATGATAATAAAAAAGAAGATACTAAAACTACTATAACAATTAAAGATATTTTGCCAACTTTTATAGATAGCACATTAAATGCTAATTTAGCGGCAACCCAACAAAGAGCTGATTTTGATAAAGATAAAATTTTACCGCTAACAAAAGCTCAAATAGAAGCTCAAAGAAAATTACTTAATAGTTTACCTTCTTCTAACTAAAATAATATGGATCGCTACGATAATGCAACAATATTAAAAACAGAATTTACAAATAGACCCTACTACAAAGGAAAGCAATATCCAAATATTCCTTTGTCAGAGTCTGATGTGTATGTTATCACTACTGTAGGTGATAGATTAGATTCGTTAGCTTATAGTTATTATGGTGATTCTACTTTATGGTGGATTATAGCAGCAGCAAATAATAATGCAACTAAAGGTGCTTTATATCCTCAACCTGGTACTCAATTAAGAATACCAACAAACGTAAATAGTGTTTTACAACAATTTGATCAATTTAATAAAGCAAGATAAATGTTATGTCAATATTTAAAGATACGTTTAAAGAAGGAGTAAAAAATCAATTAAAGGCTAGACAAAAAGCCATATTTGAACGCACTCCTGATGCTATTCAGTATTTTAATGCTCGTAACTCATGGATTAGAGTAACATCCGCTGTCAATGTCGGAATAGATGATGGTACACTAACACCAGGCGTATCTACTTTAGCTAAAAATTATGTCTTATTAGGGGGAACACTATATAACGGAAAATTAAGATCAGGGGTAGGAAATGATAATAAAGCCTATAGCTTAAATTCTACAACAGTAAATGCTGATGGTACTGTAAAACAAGAAAAAAATAGACTAGGAATACGACCAATGCCTGGTATTACATCTATTGATGTTAAATCAAAATCCGCTTATGGTTCATTAAGAGAAGTAGTTATAAATTTTAATTGCTGGGATATGAGGCAATTAGAAGAATTAGAACTATTATATATGCGTCCTGGATATAGTGTATTAGTAGAGTGGGGTTGGGCTCCTTATCTTAGTAATGATGGAAAATTACAAAACAATATTTCATTTACTGATGATGTTTTAAATGGAGGGGTACCTAAAGAACAAATATGGAAAAATATATTTACAAAAGCCTCTAAAGATGGTAATTATGATGCTCATTACGGTATTATAAAAAACTACAGCTGGTCCGCTAGGCAAGATGGTGGGTATGATTGTACTTCTACTATTATTTCTATAGGTGAAATTCTTGAATCTTTAAAAGTAAACTATACTCCTGCTGATACTAATATACCAACTAAGGGTCTTTTTAATGTATTACCTACTCCTTTTAAAAAAGATTCAAATGTACAAAAATCATATTCCCAAAATAAAATTGCAGGAATATGTAATGAATTATATCTTACTCTATTAAAAGAAGGAATAGATAACCTTGAAGAATTACAATTTAATGGTTGGACATTCTTTAGATTTAATGTAGATATAAGTAACTCTCCAAATACAGATAGTGATTTTGATGATGAAGCCCAAATATATATTTTATTAAAAGATTTTGTTGATATATTAAACAAACATGTATTATTAAAAGATACAAAAGCTGCCACCCCAATAATGAAAGTCTCAGTAAATGAAGGGGACCATATGGGAAAAGGAGAAAACAAACCACTACTATGTCTAGCTCATCCCTTACAATTATCTATAGATCCATCTGTTTGCTTAATTAAAAACAATGCTTGGATTACCCCTTCAAATTTAGGATTTGAAGAAGGATGGACTGATGATTTTGATACTTTAACTGATATATTAAACGGATTAAAAACTAGTTATTGGTATAATGATAATTTTACTTATGATGATAAGGCTCCTACTCCTCAATTAGGAGTTATAGGTAATATATATGTTAATTTAGGCTATATATACTCATTAGTTAATAATAAAAACTTAGAATCCCAAGATAAAAAGGAAAAAAACGATATTGTATTGTTTGATTTTCTTAAAAACCTAATGTCTGGCATTTCTAATGCAACAGGAAACGTAGCTACATTTGATATTTTTTCAGACCCTATTGACTCAGCTGCTAGAATAATAGATGTAAATTATGCAGATGATCAGAAAAGACAAGAAGCATACGATAATGCTTTTATATTTGAATTACAAAACACTAAATCTGTAATTCGAAACTATAAATTTGAATCCCAAATATTCGCTGACCAGACAACTATTATTGCTATTGGCGCTCAAGCTAAAGGAGGTGCTTTAGGAGCGGATGTCAATACATTAATTGATTTCAATCAGAATTTATTTGATAGAGTAATACCTAAAAAAGAAGCACCTGATACTCTCTCAAATACAGATCCTATAAAAGAACTTGAGGAAAAAGTTAAAAATTTAAAAGAGAATATTAACATTATTGCTAGTTTTATTAATGAAATTGATCCTGCTTGGTATAGTTCTACAGGTAACTATGATACAAACAATGCTAGCAAATATAATAATGCTTTAAAAGATTTAATTAACTTTTTTAAAACATTTATAAAAAATGATAATACAAATAGAGCAATTATCCCTACTAAATTATCTATAGAAACAGATGGTATTGGGGGGATAGTAATAGGAAATCTATTTAGAATCCCTAATGAATTATTACCTAGAGGATACAGAGGTGGTGGTGCTGGGCCTGCTAAGATAGCATATGCCGTTACTGGATTGGGACACTCACTTCAAGGTAATGATTGGGTAACTAATATTGATTCTCAATTTATAATTTTAGATGAACCTAGAGGAGGTATATCTTTACTTGATATGAATGATATTAAAATTATTATTGAAACGGCTTCTGAAAATAGCATAGAAGATGCAGTTAAAAAAATAGGAAATATGAAAACAGGAGGTGCTGTTAAACTAATAAATGGAGTAGAAAGAAGGAATGGTGATATAGAAGATTTACTAGTACCTATAAAACCTAATTTATACTTAAAACATTGGAGCCCTATATGTCAAAGTGATAAAAAGAATGTTACAGATACTAAAGGAAGAATAAGGCTTCAATCCAAAGCAATGCAAAGTCTAGAAGCCTTACTAACCGATGCCTATAACAATAAAATATATATTAAAGTTAACTCAGCCTATAGAACATATGACGATCAAGTAAGAATAAAAGCAGCATCAACAACAATTCCAGCTGCCGCTCCTGGAACTTCAAATCACGGATTTGGATTGGCTGTTGATTTAGCTAATTCTAGTGGAAATAGAATTAATCCTATTACTACTCCTAAAGAATGGAAATGGATTCAAGAAAATAAAAGAAAATATGGATTTGAAAACATTTCTGGTGGAAAATGGAATACTAGTGAATCCCATCACTATAACTTTATAATATGAGAATACCAGCAAATATAATAACAGAAAATAAGTATACTATTGGTAAGGAATATATTGATAAAAAAACACATAAACTTTATCAAGGATATTATTATGAATTAAATAATAAATTTTTTGCTGGGAAAGAATTTAATAATAATGCTCCTGAACTTATAAAAATAAAGTCTAGTCAAGTTAATAATTTACTTCTTCAAGCTGCTACTTATGTTTTCGGTAGTTTATCTAAAGTAAAATTAAATGATCAAAAAATACCATCTTTTTTCTTTAAATATGAAAGTAACATTAGATATTTTACAGCTAAATTTAATGCAAAATCATTAATTAAAGAAATAAGTAAAGAAACCTTTGATCAAATTCAAAATGATCCTTTATATTTATCTGTTCTTTTGTCATACGATGGGGGTTTTAATGATAAAGAACTAAACGAAGCTGAAATTAAAATACCAGGAATAAAAGCATTTGTTAATACTTCTTATACTAATCCTTCTGTAGAAGAAAGTGGTTTGATAGGCTAAACTTTTATCTTATATTTAATTCAAAGGTTATGAAATATGTTTTACATTATAGAGCGATCAGATCAATTACAACAATTAAAACCACTTGGTGATTGTTTCGTTAGATTTATTTCTAAAAACGATAATTTCCATCCCTCACTTACATCATTAAGTCTAATTTATATTAGATCAACTGATAAAGGTAAAGGTTATGTATTGTGTTTAAATCATAATGAATCATTTAGTTTAGATCAAACTGAGGTATTTAATTGGTTATTATCAAATACAAACAACATATGGGTGTTAGATAAGAAAGAATCAATGCATTGGTTTCCACACCCGGAAAAATTATTTGATGTTCATTTGTTAGAATTTGTTAATTTAACCGAAGCATTAGGTAATAGCTGTATTAATTATTATTATACCAACTACATCAACTTACCTAATGTAAATTGCTTAATACCAATTAGCAAACATTATGAAGAGTGTGAAGCCGTATTTAAAGCATCATTACCTATTATTAAAAAATATAATTTAAATGATGACATATTTAAATTTAATAATGAGAAAACAACTAATATATTCTATCAAATCGAGAAAAACGGTATTAAATTAAATAAAACCTGCTTTATAGACTACTATAAAGGTAAGTTGCAATATCCCGAATTTAACCTATTTAAGAGCAGAATATATACTCAATATAATTTATATAATACCACTTCGCGCCCATCTAACACATATAACAGCATCAACTTTGCAGCACTAAACAAAGAAGACGGCGAGCGTATATGCTACAAGCCCGACAATGACATGTTTATAGAAATTGATTTCCAAGGTTATCATCCACGTTTGATAGGTGAATTAATTGGTTTTGATTTTCCTAAAGACCGCAACACATATGATTATTTAGGTGAATTGCTCGGTGTATCACAACAAGAAGCCAAAGAATTAACATTTAAGCAATTATATGGTGGTGTGTGGAATGAATATCAAAATAAACCATTCTTTAAAAATGTAGTAGCGTATGTTGATGATTTATGGAACACATTGCAATATAGTGGGACCGTAACTACTGAAAATAAAATATTTATACGTGATGATCTTGATAAAATGACACCACATAAATTATTAAATTATGTGGTTCAAAGTAGAGAAACATCAACTAATGTTAAGTTATTGGAAAAGGTATTTGATTATTTGAAAGATAAAAAAACTAAAATTGTACTATATACTTACGATGCTTTCCTATTTGATTATAGCAAAGAAGATAACAATATAATACAAGAATTAACAACTATACTAGACTACCCAGTAAGCATTAAACAGGGAACATCTTATCACGGATTAACTAAAATTTAAATATTTATGACAGACAATATATTTTTCGATTTGAACAAACTATTCTGTACCTTTACTACTCCAGACGAATTGGATACGGTTCTTGCCGATATCAATCGCCGATATACAATAATGTATAATAAAATATTCGTTCTTGAGTCACCTCAAAGTAAAGAATTAATATGCACATACAATATTGATATGGGCAATACATCAGACAGTCCCTTATCTAACACAATATTACTTCACCGTAAGAAGGAATCAAATACACTATATACAATTAATGCTCTCAATGCATTGATTAGACAATTAAATAACGGTATGTTAGATACTAGATTTATTGTTAATTGGTCTGATTATAAAAATTGTATACTACTCAATAACGGCCCTGAATTACGCCGTTTAGATACTGCTATCTACAAAATTATAGATCTTAACAAATAGTGATCAAATTACTAGATATATTAAAAGAAATTAAATGGCTTGCTAAATCATATGAATTAGCATCAACTGATTATTTTCCATTAACTCCTAATATAGCTAATATTTTAAATAAAGGAAAAACTGTTAAAAGTTTTCACATAACTAGTTTTGATAAACTAAATCAGTTAAAATCTTTAGAAGGTACTAAAAAAAGTATTAGTACTTTAACTAGAAGTAAAAATAAAAGATTATATCGAGATTTAAAATCTCATTGGAATGATGGAGTTTTATGTTATTTAGAAGGAATTCTAATGATTAAAAGTAAATCAGATATTATGTCTAGACCTGATGATACTGGGAGAAGATGGATTAATTTTGGTGCTCCCGGAAATACAACATCTGATTTTAAACTACATAATAAATTCAAAAATTTTATATCTAAAGAAATAGGATCTTTAAAAGATGAAATATACAATGCTAATCTAAAAAAAGATTTTTCTGAAGAAATGAATACTAAAAGGAATATTTTTTTAAAACAATATATTAATTTAGCTACTAAATTTACTCAAGAAAATGCCGAAGAAATACTTACAAGCGTATTTGGAGAACGATTATATGATGATGAACTAAGTGATACTGATGAAATTATAGTAAATAATATAAAATTACTAGATTGTGTATATAGTGACAAAGCAACACCTGAAGAAATAAAAACTATAAATCAAACATTCCCAGGGGAAAAAATTCCTGTATCTATAGGTACCGAGGATGTATATAATATTGTTAATAAGTTTGTAGCAGATAGAGTAGAAACTGAAGTATGATCAAATTACTAGATATAGCCCATGTTGTTTTAGAAGAACAGCAAACTAATGAAGACTTTAAAAAGAAAGCACTGACTGCTGCTTTAGCGGCTGCTACTGCTTTAGGAGGAATTAATACAACAAGTAAATTAGCTAGTATCCCCGCTTCAAAAGTAACAGCTGTTCAAAATAAATTTACAAAAGCTGTAAGAGGTATTATAGATAATATAGAGGGTGCATATGTTAATCCATCACAATTAACAAATAAAAGAGAAAAAAGAGCATTTAGAAAATCTGGAGAAACCATGTATGGTATCGATAGAAAAACAGGTGGTTCTATCAATGCAACTGAAGAAGGTAAACAATTTTGGGCTTTAATAGATGCTGATAAGAAAAAAAATCCTGAAAAATGGGTGAGATACTATGATGGGGGAGAATTAAAAAGACCACTACAGGATCTAGCAGCAGAAATAATGAAACCTCAGTTTGAAAAACTATTTAATACATACCTGAGCCCAGAAGCTCAACAAATAATTAATTCTGATCCTAGATTAATGTTTCATTTTATATATGCTACCTGGAATGGAGCAGGATGGTTTCGAAAGTTTGCTAATTCATTTGAAGAGCAACTTAAAAAAGGAGTTACAGACCCCAATGTTTTATTTAATAAGGTTATTGAAGATAGAAAAAACAGTGGTGGTATAATAGGAAATAAAGCTGATGAAGTAGCAGCAACCGCTCAATCTATTTAAATTTTTTGGTGGTCCAAATTAAGGTTCTTATATTTAACCTATAAAATAAAACAGTTATGGATTTAAACATCGCAAAACAGAAGCTTGCTGCTTCACAAAACAAAGGTGGTCAACAACGCGAGCGTATTGATTACACTAAGATTTTCTTTAAACCTAAAGCGGGTAAGTACCAAGTGCGTATTTTACCAAGCAAATTTGACAAATCATGGCCTATCCGTGAAGTACAATTCCATTATGGGTTTGCTAAAGGACCAATCTTGTCATTGACAAACTGGCAGGAAGCCGATCCGATTGCTGACTTTGCAAAACAACTTCGCAAATCAGGTGATAAGGAAGATTGGCAACTAGCAAACAAAATTTCTCCTAAATCTCGTTTCTTTGCTGCTGTAATCGTACGTGGTGAAGAGCATTTGGGTGCTCGTTTGTGGGAATTTGGTAAATTAACTCATGATCAACTCCTCGGCATCGCTGCTGATGACGACTATGGTGATTTTACAGACATTACAGATGGTAGAGACTTCACAATTGAAGCAACTGAAGACGTTATTGCTGGTAGGAAAGGTATTAAGTGTAATCTTCGCATTAAACCTAAAACCACCCCAATTTCAGAAGATGGTGCTTTAGTAACTAAATTGCTTGAAGAACAACCAGACATCTTGGGTATTAATCGTAAGTACTCTTATGATCAACTTAAAGACGTATTAGCTAAATGGTTAAATCCTGAAGAAGAAGCCGCTGCAACCGAAACTCCAATCGCATCAAAAGATGAGGATGATGATGATTTTATTGCTGAAATCAACAAACCAGTAACACCAGCTTACTCACTCGAAACACCTGCTGC